AAACATAGTGTTAAGCTATTTGATAAATATTTGAAATGAAAAAAATTATAATTATAACGATGTTTGCGTTGCTCGGATGCAAAAAAGAAACACCCACACCCGCAGCACCTACTCCGACTCCAGTTAATTGCAGATGCGGATATACTATCTCGCAAGGCGGAGCTTATACAATAGAAGGCAGACAGACCGAATGGTGGTATCAGGTAAGAAATTATTGTACTAACGCTCCTATATTTATTCGAGTGTTGAGACCAATCGAGAACGGAGAATATTGTAAAGACTACCAATGGTAAAACTAACAGAAATAAAATCTAACCCTAATAACCCGAGAGTTATTAAAGACCATAAGTTTGAGAAGCTAAAAAAATCTATTAGCGAGTTTCCTAAGATGATGGAGCTTCGACCTATAGTAATAAACGAGGATAATATAGTCTTAGGCGGTAATATGCGTTTAAAGGCATTAAAAGACTTAGGATATAAAGAAGTACCAGAGGAGTGGGTAAAGCGAGCCAGCGACCTTACAGAAGAGGAAACAAGGCGTTTTATAATTGCTGACAACGTAGGATTCGGAGAACACGATTGGGAGATGCTCGCGAATGAGTGGAATACTGAGGAGTTAGAGGATTGGGGATTAGAGGGCTTTCCGTTTGAGGAGGACGAGTATTCAGATAAAAACAAAGAATTAGATTTAAGTGATTTTGAAGACCAAAAATATACTATTAAATTAGAATTTACTGAGGACGATTATAATTTAGTAAAAGAAAAATTACAATTAATAGGACGACCTCCTGAAAAAATATTATATGAAGCACTTATTTCCTTATAAATGGTATTTAAAAGACGAATACCCTGCTAAGGGAATATCTAAAAACAATTATAAAGTATTTGGAACTTTTATTTGTGGAGGTGGGTCTACAATGGGTTATAAATTAGCAGGGTTTAATCACTTAGGAGGTGTAGAAATAGACCCGCCTATTGCAGACGTTTATAAAGAAAATCATAATCCTAAATATTTATACCTTGAAGATATAAGGAATTTTGTAAAAAGAAACGATATACCTGAAGAGCTTTATGATTTAGATTTATTAGATGGCTCTCCTCCGTGCAGTTCATTTAGTATGGCAGGCAATAGGGAAAAAGACTGGGGGAAAAGTAAAGTTTTTAAAGAGGGTCAGGCTCAGCAAGTTTTAGACGATTTATTTTTTGAATATATTGCACTTGCAAAGAAGCTACAACCAAAAATAGTTTTAGCAGAAAACGTAAAAGGATTAATACAAGGTAATGCAAAATTGTATGTAAAAAAGATATTTAAGGCTTTTGAGGATGCAGGTTATAATGTTCAGCTATTTTTGCTTAATGCTGCATCAATGGGAGTACCACAAAAAAGAGAACGAGTGTTTTTTATTTGTCAAAGAAAAGATTTGACTTTACCAAAATTAAAACTTGAGTTTAATGAAGTTGCTGTTCCGTTTGGAGTTGTGAAAACAAATGAAAATCAATATCCATTAAATAAAACTATGTTAAGGTATTGGAATAAAAGAATAATTACAGATATTGATATAGCTAATATTGCAGGCCGATTAGATAACAGACCTAATTCATTTTTTAATCATAAGTTTTTAAAAGATAATGAAGTTGCAAATACCATAACAAGTAGTGATTTGTGTACGCTTTATTCAGAACCAAGGTATAGAAACGACAAAGAAGTTATAGTGTGCGGCACTTACCCACTTGACTACAATTTTAAATCAATAGAACCTAAATATTTAATTGGTATGAGTGTTCCTCCTGTTATGACTGCACAAATAGCCAATCAAATTAAAATACAATGGTTAGATAAATTATGAACAAAACCGAACAACATAAAAAAGCATTACTTGAAGCTTTAGAGCAATCCCTTGGAGTTATTACAACAGCTATTAAAAAGGTAGGAATAGGCAGAACTACTTTTTATGGTTGGCTAAAAGAAGATGAGGACTTTAAAAGAGAAGTAGACCAAATTGAAAACATATCTTTAGACTTTGTAGAAAGCCAGCTATTCAAACAGATAAAGGAAGGTAATACAGCAGCATCTATTTTTTATCTAAAGACAAAAGGTAAAAAAAGAGGTTATATTGAACGCTCAGAGATACACCAAGAGACAACCTACAAGAGCTTAGATATTAACATAATTGATACGGGAGTACCTTTAGCGTCAAGCGAAAAAGATATAGTTGATTAGTACCACCTCAGTATATCGAAGTAACTATAATTCTACTGCGGACATCGTAGTAAATCAGGGTGGAACATCATCAGGAAAAACTTACGCTATACTCCAAGTATTATTTAGTAAAGCAATAGCAGACACTTGCACTATTACCGTAGTAGGTCAAGATATACCTAATCTTAAAGTAGGAGCGTTAAGAGATGCTATTGACATACATAACGCGGACGAGGCAATAAAACAACAAGTAACTTTCTATAATAGAAGCGATAGAGTCTTTACTTTTAAGAATGGCTCTATAATCGAGTTCAATAGTTACGACAACGAGCAAGACGCTAAGTCGGGTAAGAGGGACTATCTATTCGTTAACGAGGCTAACGGCATACCTTATAACATATTTGAGCAGTTAAGCCTTAGAACTCGTAAGCAAGTGTATCTTGATTATAACCCCGATACAAGCTTTTGGGTACACGATAAAGTTATACCTATGCCAAACGCTGAGTTGATTATCTCAGATCATAGGCACAACCCTTTTTTGAGCGATAAGATACGCGAGAAGATAGAGGCTCTAAAAGACAAAGACTTAGATTTATGGAAGGTATACGCAAGGGGCAGAACGGGTAAAATAGAGGGGCTTATACTTAAAAAGTGGTACGTACTAAACGAGAGCTTTGAGGATAAGAATTTAATAGGCTACGGAATAGACTTTGGTTTCACTAATGACCCTACGACATTAGTAGAGGTAAGGCTGCAAGACGGCGAGCTATGGGTAAAGGAATTAATATACGAGACTGGGCTAACGAATAGAGATATAAGCGATAGGATGGAGTCTTTAGGGATAAGCAAAGGAGCTTTGATAGTGGCAGATAGCGCAGAGCCTAAGAGTATCGAGGAGCTTAGGCGTTTACGCTGGACGATCGACGGCGTTAAGAAGGGAGCAGATAGTATTATGTTCGGAATTAATCTACTCAAAGGCTACTCTATTAACGTACATTCGAGCAGTAAAAACTTAATAAAAGAGCTAGAGCAGTATAAGTGGAAGGTAGATCGCAACGGAGATAGTTTAAACGTTCCTATCGATGGTTATAATCACGCAATAGACGCACTCAGGTATTTAATAATGCACAAATTTTCAAAGAAAGGATATGGAACATACAAAGTTGTCTAAAATGACGGTGGGGCAATACCAGCTAATTAACGAGATAGATAGCACTCTCCCCGTAATGGAGCAAAACATCTACGCAGTAGCAGCCATAAAGGATATAACCTACGAAGAGGCAAGCAAGGTCAAACTAAAAGACTTCGGCTTAATGATGGCAGAGCTAGGAGAGTTTAATATTAAGCAACTAGAGAAGCTAAAGATTAATAGCAAGGTAATTTTAGATGGTAGAGTTTACCACTTAGAACATCGACCCGAAAAACTAACAAGCGGACAGCTCTTGGATATAATAAACATCCGTAGCAAGTACTCAGGCGAAGGCGTAAAGGTTATGGATTTACTCTTAGCAGCTATAAGCAAGCCTGAAGGCAAGAACTACGGAGAAGATAACCTCAGCTTAAACGAGCGAGCCGCCTTGATAAGAGGTACAGAGCTAGACAAGGTTTGGAATATCTTTGTTTTTTTTTGGAATCTTTGGAACGACTACTTGAACAATACAGAGGACTCTTTGAGCAAGTGGATGAAGGATACGCTGAAGATGACTCGGGAGATTTTGGACAACGATGGGGACTATTCAGCATAATAGAGGCAATGTCTAAACTCCATAACATAAGCATAGAGCAGACCACTAAACTCGGAGCGATAGAGTTTTTAAACTGGTGGGCTTATATGGTAGAGAAAGCTAACTACGAGAAGAATGCAAAATAGCTTATACAATAACTTAGACAAGTACTGGCAAAAGGTCGTAGATGACTTAGTGCAATCCTTAAAAGACGTAGGGAGATACGCAAGCGGTAATACTGCTCAGGCGATAGGAGACGGCAACGCTCAGCCCGTAACAATAACCGCAAACGGCTTTAAAATTACAATAGCTATGCCTAATTATTACGAGTACTTAGACGAGGGCGTAAGCGGAGCTAAAAACAATACGGGCATATCTAGGTTTAAGTACACAAACAAAATGCCGCCTATAAAAGCTATAAGGAAGTTTATGCTTAATAGAGGGATAAACGCTCCAAGAACAAGTAACACTAAATCAGGTAAACGTCAAGACGCTGAGAAGATACGCAACGGAATAGCCTTTGCAATAGCTCGCAGTATATTTAACAACGGCACAAAGCGAACGGACTTTTATACTAACGTAATAAACGATAAAAAGCTAATAGCCTTCGAGCAGATGCTTTTAGCTCAGTATAGCAATTATGTTATCGAGTTAATTAAAATAGTTTAAATGTGGTCAAATTCGACCACTTTAGAATATATTTGTATTAATAAATAGCAGAGTGAGCAGCACAGCACATAAGAGGGAAGGCTGGCATTTAAAATGTGCATTTACTTGTCGGTATAACCAAGCCCCGCCTGCTATTTTTTTTTATGTGGCTATATTGTTATAATTAAAAATAATGAGCAAACGATGTGAACTTCAAAAAGAGTATTACCAAGCCTATGGAAATTACAAAGGGAGTGGCAAATATTCTAACGATTATGTATTGTGGTTAGAAAATAAAATACTAGAATTGCATAAGACTTACGAAGTTAAAATAGTCAAGGTGGCGTAATTGGTTTTGGGCTGTTATCGGCTGCCCTTCTTTCGGAATGATTAACTTTAAAACAAATAAATAAAATGGAATTAAATTGGGATAACGCAAAGGCTTGGGAAGAAAAAGCCAACGAGAAAAAAGAAATATTTGATGAACCTAAATGGAGTTGGGATTGCAACTTCAAATTAGATTTTGATGGTTCATTATTAAGAATTAGTAGTCGATTTTATCCACCACACAAAAACGCAGGTAATTGGTGGGAAGGAAATGTTACTGTAAACTTTTTAGATACTGAACTTTTGATAAAAGAATTTAAGTGTGATACACTTGACGAATTAAAAACCGAAGTCGAACAGTTTACAAAACATTATGCTGGTGCAATTAAGGCTCGGTTGTCTTAGGGTTTCCGATAACTGTCAACTAAAAGACGTTTTAATGTCGTTTTAGTGCAAGTTATAAATAGTCAAGGTGGCGGAATGGTAGACGCTAGCTTAGATGGTAAGAAGGGTGAAAACGTAATCTTAAAGCAACCATCATACAGGTTCGAATCCTGTCCTTGACACTGTGTTATATTTTACATTAATTATCTAAAGGACTCGGGCTGCAAACCTAATGAGTCCTTTTTTATTTTAGGGCGTATATAGGTATAATGGCTATTACCATCCAAGACCAACCGACAACCACTTACATAAGCCCCGCATTTGCTCCGATAGAGTATTTATTAAGCTCAAGCAATAGCACGGAGAGCGGCTTTAAAATAGTATGCAAAGTATATCTTAACCCTGCTGGAGCAAATACACTTATAAGCACTCAGCAAATAAGCGTAAGACCTTCGACTACTCAGGCGATACTCAGCATTCAAGACGTAGTTAAATCCTTTGTTCCTATTACTTACTCCGTACCTAACGGAGATACGGTAGGGCTTATCACTAACGCTTTAAACCAATTTAGGGTTACCTTTCAAGAGTATTATAGCGGAGCTTTGCAAGGCTCAGTAGTCACCTCCAATACTATAAGCTCTTTGGCTGCATCGCCTAAGTACATCCAATTTGCATCTAATGAGTGGCAAGACTACCAACTAGCTACAAGTGCAACGTTTAAAAACTTGCTGAGTAATTTTAGCAATACAATCTCAGTGATAAACGCTTTCAGTAGTTCAAATAATTGGCTAAAGGTAAAGACCGACCAAAAGACGCAAATACAATGGGCGCAAAGTGGAGCTAGTGCTAACTTTAAGGTATGGCTTAAAACCTTAGACGCCTCTTTTGCTCAAATCTCTTTGAGTCAATTAGACTTAGGGACTACAAGTAAAGGATACTTTGCTTTGGATATTGGCAGACAAGAAGCCTCTGCCCACGCTTGGGACACTCCGATAGTATGGACTGCGGCTAAGTATTACGCAGTAGCGATATACGACGAGTCTACGACTGAGCTTGTATCTAACGCCTATCTTTACGAGTTAGACGACTGCGATACTAACTATACACCTTACGAGCTGCACTGGCTTAATCGTT